ATACCAACCCCCTTGTTGAAATCCCCCTGGAGGGGTTTTTGGATTCATAATTTAAAAATTACCGATATTGTTTTTAGTCGTTGTTCTTTTATTGCTAAACATATCTCCAATATAAAACATTGGTTGATTCTTCTCATACTTAGCATTTTCTTGTTTTAGTTTGTTCCATGCAACCGTGAGTATTTGTTTAGCTTCTATACTTGCAAATTGACCTGATCTTTGGTCTTCACCCTTATTCTTTAAAATGGCTAAAGCCTCAAGAACGATACTTTCATTCGCTTCAGGCATATTGTAACTAAAAATTGTTGTATCGGCATCTGCGGATAAAGTTGTTATATTCTTCACTCCCCAAACACTTATATTGTTAGTTCCTGCCGTAGTGGGTACGGGATAGATAAAAAACCTTCTCTTCTGATTAGCCCACTTCTTATCAGTTGAGTTATCATTATCAGTATCTCTACGCCATACTAGATAATCCTCAAAAGCTAGTGGACTTCCATCGGGGTCTTCTCCATATTGTTTATCATCTACTTCCAGCTTCCACATAGAATCAGGGCGCCAGGTTGAGGGGTAGTCGTAAGGTTCAATACCATTTTGAGTGCTTGTTTTCTTGGCGTCTTCATTTTGGGGCCATCTATAAAGAGATCCAGCCTTCCTATACGCTCTGTTGATAACACGGTCAATTACAGTGGGAGAGAATAGAGTTGACTCATCTCCTATTGATAAATCGTCTTGAATGGCTTGTCTGATGCTCGCTAACGTGTCCATTTTTTAAGAATAGACGAAGTTTATATTTTATGGCAAGAGGAATTACTTTTTAATTAGAAGTTTGGTCTTAGTATCAACTTTGTATTGATGAATTTCGGAAGGTTTTTTATCTATCTCAACAAAAATATCTCCTTGTGAATGATCTGGGGCAAAATCGGCTGTAAACATTTTATCTTTTTCTTTTATTGAATCTATTGGTTTTCCGTCTTTATCAAACCATTTAACAGGTTTCCAATTTACCACAATCCTATCATTTGCCTCTTTATCGCCAATCCATACCTTTAAATGATCTTCGTTGTGGATTCTTCCGTCAACTGTTCCCTGTATTTCTCCTGTTTTTTTATCGAAAAATATAATCATAATCCCAAATTGTTTCTATATATTTTATATCTAAAATCAGCAGTATAAGAATCTGCAACCCCATCAGTATCTCCTCTTACTTTAACATATAATCTTGTAGTTGTACAAAATGCTTCAAACTTTCTGAAAACTCCTGATCCTGATCCATAACCTGCCGTTACATAGCTTGATCCTATCATTTGCCAATTAGTTAAATGTTTTACAAAAACCTCAAAAAAAGGATAATATCCCAAATCATGATTTACAAAAGTAACATATTCATAAGGAGGATTGGCGGCTGCTTCATTTATAACTATACTTAAAAGCCCTGAAGCATGATATTTTAATGTATCATATTCTGAATCATAAATTATATTATCCAAAGTCGCTTCGGTTAAAACATTATATCCAGGTTTAGAAACTCTAATTTTTTGTGTCATAATGGAACTTCAAATATATAATACTTAAATTTCAAGTCAACATTTACTGCCCGGAAATTCCTACCAGTAAAAATAATGTTAGTAGCGTCTGATTGTACTTCATAAAACAATATATCATTATAAGGAGCAGTATAAAATTGTTCGAATCCTGATCTGATTACTTCAGCATTTGTATCAGCTTTCATAAAAGCATCAACAAGGGGCGTATAAGACAAACCATGAGCTAAAGTTTTTGTAAAAACACCAGGAACTACAGCAGTAAAACTAGCAAAGCCAGAAGCCACAATCTTAAATGTGTTGTAGGAAGAATGAAAGATAAAATCATTCGGATCAGTAGCCGTTAAGACATTTTTTGTTGCTTTTGATACTGCAATTATTTGTGTCATACTTGTTGGTCATAAAAAATATAATACTTATATGACCCATTATTGCCATTATTAATCTTAGTTATATATAAATTTGTAGTATCAAGTTCTGCTTTTAATAGTCCCGCCTCTGCTCCTCCTGCTAAAAGTAGTGTCCAATCTGTAACTGTTCCACTTGTTTGTTTTCCAAATACTTTTACATGAGGAATATATCCTAAATTATGAGCAATTGTTGCCGTAGCACCACTCGCAAGTGTTCCTGACCCCCTAGCAAATTCTTTAATAAGAATGTTATCAGAATCAGCATAAATAGAATAATTATAAATATTAGTCTCGGTTAATGCATTATATCCTGGAAGTGATACTCGTATTGTTTGTGCCATAGTTCATACATTGCCTATCACAATTCTATTAGTTGTCCCATCATTTACTACGATTCTATTATTTGCCCCGTCAAGCCTTACGAAAGAATTACTCTCTCCTGTCCCAACATCTATTTCACCTGTAATTAAAGAACCTGATATAAGTGATCCTGCTCTAATTTCTCCTGCAAACACCGCATCTCCTGTAGTTCCATCAATAACAAAAGTAAGAAGTCCCGCTATATCTCTCGCAGTTATTCCATTAGGTGTAAGTCTTAAATCTCCAGTCAGTCCTTCCTTGAAACTCCCTATCTGAAATCCACCAGATTGGACTAACTCAAATTCCTGCAAGACCTTGCGACTTTTTGTATTAAGTGCTGTCGAAAGTAACTCAACTGCGGTTCTTTTAACCGGAAAAGACTTAGATGGCGTAGTTGTAGGGGCAAAAGTTCCTGCTGGAAGCTGTCCTTGCACATCCGCCACTACTGGCTCACCAGGAAATGGCGTGTCGACTGTGACTTCTGGTGTATAAACTTTTTCTTCAGGCACTTAGAACCTCCTCTTTGTAATTAAACATTTTACGTCCCCATGTATCAGTTTGACGATGACAAGCCTTACACAATGTTCTTCCATTATCTATAGCAAATCTTAATTCTGGAAACAAGGCAAAAGGTTTAATATGATCAGCCTCCAAATTTCCACCTTTTTGTCCACACCAGATACAGGTATAATTATCTCTTTGAAAAACGGCTTGTCGCCAAAGTTTATATTCTAATGACATTCTTATTTTGGTATGTATTGGAGTAACTCCACCCTTCCAGAAACCGTTTTTCTCTCCAGCATTAAGTCCTTTTAGCCCCTTGTTCCAAGCCACTTGCCCTTTCTTAAAATGTGTCTTGCCCGTATTGCAAGTTTTTCCTTTTAGAGCCAAACTTATTTTTTTCTTTACCTCCTCGGACTTTGGCTTTCCTAACCAATGTCGAGTGGGATTTTCTTTTTTACTTTGACTTATTCTTCTCTTTGTTTCAATAGAATGGTGTCTACCTTTATTAACCTGATTTCCCTTTATGAATTGTCCCTTTTTGTTTCTCATAGCTATTCAAAAAACACAGATAACTTATAAATTTCAGGTGTATTGTTAGCATTTGGTGTGAGGATTAATTTCGGTTCGAATATTCTCCCCGACCCCCCGATTCGGAACACTGCTTTCCTTCCACCCGTAGCGCTAAAACTTGCAGAACCATCTGCGACATAGGCTTGTGTAAAGCTACTAGCCTTGTCTATTTTATAATAAAATGATACTGAACAGCCACTAGGTAAAGCAGCCATTTCAATCTCTGCATATTTCCATGTAGTAATGTTTATCGGTTTTTTTACAGGTGAATTAAATTCAAGCCCTTCCCACGTTCCCGTAGCTTTTGTCGTATCATCTACTGCACGAACACCAAAATCGGAACCTGAACGATAGCTTGCTAGGGTTGTACCCTCTACATTACAAACTGCACCAATTTCGTCAACGTCCATTGCGTATTCTAAGTTTAGACTGAAAGGTTGCTCTTTGTTCCTACGCCCATAGGAAAAAATTCCGTTCATAGTAGAATCTGCTCCGAAAACGCCCCAAAGCGACATACCTCCAAGCGATTGATGATCCACCCAACTTAAAGCTGTAGATTCCCAATCAAATATCTCTACCTGGTCTACCTCGTTTGCAACTCCGCCCGGATTAACTCTGCCTCCGCCTGGAAAACGTCTCACAGGCATTGTATCGGTGAAGTTAGCAAAGAATATCTCCCCATCATCTCCTATTTGCACCAGAGGATATTCAGTATCAATAGCTCCGTTGACTCCCTTGTTCGGATAGCCTGCCTTATACGTCCCTATTACAGCTCTGCCGTTTCTTTCAATTAAGGTCTTGGCAAGATTCCCTGGTATCAGATCAAGTGCATCATTTGTAAACGAATCATCATAACCTACTAGAGCTAGTTTCGAGCCATTAGCAATATAGTTAGCCCCACCTACTTGTTTCATTGTGTGCCAGTCTGTACCGGTTAGGTTTTGGGCTATTACCTCAACGTCAGTCCAGTTGCCAGAACCTGGTAAAATCTTCCGCATTACCTTAGTCCCTGTAGCCCATTGAAGATACGTCTTGCCATCACTTGAGGGTTTTTCTACTGCTCCTTTAATCCCTCCGTCTGGGTCTTTGTAGACATTTCTTGTAAACCCGTCTGGGTATCTTCTGTAGATATTCCCTGCATTGCCAAATGTGTAAGCATTTCCATCGGTCGCTTTCACAAAAAATAGGATTAAATCTACAAATACATTATTAAGTCCAGCCGAAGGACTTAGAGAAGGGCTGACTGAGGAGGATGGACTGGCAGATGCCGAAGGGCTTAAACTCTTAGAGGCACTTCTTGAAGCACTGGATGAAGGCGAGGCACTTTTAGAAGGTGAGCCACTTGGACTGGTGGAGGGGCTGTTACTAGAGCTAGGTGATTGCGATTGACTTTGTGAAAGGGAAGCTGACTGTGAATGGCTTGTTACGAAAAGTCCTTCTTCTTCAAGTGCTTGCGAACTTTTGAGAGTTTGGCTATCATTTCTAATATCCAAATTTGAACCAAATTTAAAACTTCCACGAGTTCCTTTATTAGGGAAGGCACTCAAGCCCCCAAAAAATTCTTTTACTTCATATACTGGCATGGATTAAGAATAACGAAGATTTCTATTTTTAGGCAATTATGAATTTCCCCAATCCTTGTATTTGTCAATAAAAGTATTGTCCGTATCGGAATACTTGTCAACAAAGACATTCCCTGTATCTGTGTATTTATCTACAAAGACATTACCCGTAGTTGAATATTTATCTACATAAATCGCAAGAGAGGGTGAAGCGCTGGCACTAGCGCTGGGACTTAATGACGCAGAAGGGCTAAAAGACGGACTAGCTGAAGCTGACCCCGAAGCTGAAGGTGAAAGGGATGGGCTTACAGATGATGAAGGGCTAAGGCTTGGACTAAGGGAAGCCGATGGACTTTGACTGGCTGAAGGGGAAAGCGAAGCAGATGAACTACCTGATTTACTGGCACTTCCACTGGCACTTCCACTGGAACTGGGGCTGAGAGAAGCTGAACCTGAGCTAGAGGGACTTAATGACGCTGAAGGGGAAAGACTTGCCGATGCTGAAGCGCTAGCGCTACGGCTAGCAGAAGGCGATAATGAAGCACTTGCTGAAGCAGATGGAGAAAGACTGGCGGATGGAGAAAGGGATTGAGAGGCACTAGCTGAAGGGCTACCCAATACTTCAAATGGATAATATGCCTGTAGATTTGACTCATTTCCTACTAATTCTAAACTTCTATTATCCGCAATCTGTGTTACTGTTCGTACTACATTCCAAATACGAATATCATCCATCTTTCCAGTGAAGAATTGAATAGGAGTTGTTTCTGCACGTCGACAACCAATGGCTAAAAGAGAGGTACTATTAAAAATTGATCCATGAGTTGACCCATTTTGATCTGCCCCTTGCTGTACTCCGTCAACATAAAACTTATATAATTTAGTAGCAGCAGTCCATGTAACAGCAATGTGATACCAAGTTGCGTCAGAAGGTGTCCATCCTGCTCCTATGTCATCTATTCCACTACCATCGCTTGAGATACTCATACGAAGAGCATGGCTACCAGCAGGATTATTCCCATAAAACATATACGATCTTTCAGTAACTCCGTCATCGTGATATTTTGCTATCCATACCCAAGTGGAGCCATTAGCAGGAAGTCCATCAAACTTAACCAAACACTCAATGGTTATATCTCCTGTAATAGAAAGTGAAGCGGAATCAGCGGCAGTAAAATGTTGACTGCTTGAACCGAGAAAGCCCGCAGCAATAGTGCTTGCAGCAAAAGGTAAAGAGGTTGTTACCTCTGAAACGGTGTTGACGTTTGTTAGATTATTTGCATTCGCTGTCTTGTCGTTGAGATCGATAGCCATACCTCAAGAATAGAGGATATTTGTATTTTATGGCAAACTACTGAAGCGATTTGATGAGGTCTTGAGGATTCCACCCCGGTATTGCCCAATTTTCACTTTCTGTCCATCCCTTGGTATTATCCTGATTTCTAAATTGTTCTTTTGACCAACGGCTAGGGGTTAAATTACTGTCATGTCTGATGTCAATATTAGACTGTTTTGATTCCCATGCTCCGCGCTCGACCCCTTGAGGCTCAAAGTGTCCATCGAATCCATTTTCTTCGATCTGTTTATATTTTTCTCTAATCCATTTTAGCGCAGTTTCTCTATACACGCACATACCGGATAATTGTTCGCATTTATCTACCTTAACAGCCCTGCCCGTTGCCAAATCTACTTTCCAAACATTATTGTTAAAGTAAAACACATCTTTCTTTTCGGGTACAAAGTCAAAATGGGTATCGCTATAATACACATCGTGCTCTGTAAAAAATACTATGTCTGCCTTACTGTTTTCCAATGCACCAAGTATTTGTTTTGCCATTGTTAAGTACCCCTTCTTGAGTGAAGGGAAGCGTACATTCTTAACGCCAAAATCCATTCTTTTAAGTGATGAGCTGACAATATCTATTTTCTTGTCTTGGCTTATTTTTAAAAGTCTATCTCGTACCGGTTTGGCAATCTTCTCATTAAGATCATTTGGAGTATAGAATATTATGCCACTGCTAACTCCCCAATC